TCAGCTTGAGCTTGTATATTAGATTGTTGTATTTTAATATCTTGCTGTTGCTTACGCTTACGTTTTATTTTAAGCATTTGATTAGCAAGTTTTAAATTTTTAATTTGTCTAATATCAATAGCATCATCAAGATCAATACCTCCATTTTGTAAAGCAACTTGAATATTTGCTTCTAATTTAGCTTCTTCTTCTTCATCTGGTTCTAACTCTAAGAATATACCAAAATCGTGTAAGTTTAAATCTACTAAATTTTCTAATGTTTTAATATTAAATGTAGATATTGAATTTTGTAAAGAACTAGCTGTTAAAGGAAAGCTTAAAACATCAGCTATTTTTAACGAAATATTTTCAGCTATTCTAAGAGTTATATATAAACTTGATTGATTTATATGTCTAGTAGCTGTATTTGAAGCATTAGCTGCTAACTTTTGTAATCCAACTAATGTGTTACGATCAGGTAAACTACCATCTCTTGCTTCGTTAAGTCCGGTCACATCACGTATCATTTGTAAATAATATTGATACGTAGTAATTAAACTTTGTATTTTAGCACCACCACTACTACTTTGTAATTCTTGAATAGGTACTTTACCTCTATTAAGTTCACCATCTTGAGTTAACGATCTACCAACAATAGAACCTGTTTGAAAATACATGTTTAATGCTTCTGCGGGATTATAGTTAGTACCATTACCAAGATCAACTTCAGCTAAACCGTCCATATCTAAATATACACCATCTGGCACCATACGAGATAACACCTGCTGTAGTTTTAAATGCGTTAGCTGTATCATATCTGCAAAACCTACACATTTACTTACTAGTGATTCTATTCTACCCTTATACATGCGTGGTGCACATATAGAATAATTCATTTCAACTTTTGTAGTATCAGCATATGGTCTTGACATATTTTCAGCAAGCTCCCATTTAAGCATCGTATCAGTTCCTAAAACTTTAGCGCCACTATATAATACTTCAATAGATCTAGATACTCTTTCAAACATATCACTTTCTGGTGGATTAAATGTATCTGGCTTTTCAATAGCTTTCATTAATCCTTGATCTGTTTGTTTTATTTTAAACACTTGATCGTTGTATGTTTTATAATCAAAATATAAAACTTGTACAGTATTTTCGTCATAACCACCCCAACCTGTAATATACTGTCTATTGCCAGGCATTTTTTGAATACGCTCTAGCTCATCATGTGGAATATTAGGAAATTCTTTTTTAAGCTCTGGTATTGTTATTGATTTTATTTCTCCAACATAATATATGTCTTCAAAATTAGGATCTTCAGTATATGAATAAACCATATAAGCTGGATCTACGTAATCAACTGTAACACCGTTGGCTGTATTAAAGTTAGTTTTACAAGCAGCAATACCAATAGTAACTAGATCCATATTTAACCTACGTCTAGTTAAATTGTATTTGTTTTTAGCCATTATTGTAGATATAGCTTCTTCTTCAGCTATTTCTATTGACTGCTTATATTTCAATTGCATATGAAGCTCTAGCTCTTCTTCGGTTTCTGGTATTAAACCAGCAATAGAAGTTTGATATAAATCAATACCTAAAACTTGCTTTATGTTTTCTATATATTCTTTAGAAACAATGTCTTCATATATTTTAGAAGCATATGAAGTTCTTTTTTTTATTGACTCTGGATCTTGAGCATAAGCTTTTATTTCATAAGCTTTTTGTGATATACCATTTACAACAATATCTACAAACTTAGATAAAATAGGTACTGGTTTCCAGTCTAAATTAAGATAAGATAAATCACCATTAATTGATAACTCATCTTTATATTTTTGTATAGACTGCTCGCCTCTAGCGTATAAACGTAATTCATGGAAATTATTCCAATTAGTTAAATATCTATTACCGTTTGTTCTACCAGATCTAAACCACTCATATTCAATAGCCATTGCTACTTGACTACCGTATTCTAAAGTGCTTTTTTCAGCATTACTTACTACTTGACTTGGAAAAGCGCTATTTGAGTTAGTATATATATTCATTTAACTTATTATTTTTGATGTAGTTCCTCTGTTGTCATATCTTTTTATACCAAGATCTACAGCTTCTAGTTTAATTTTATTTACTGGTGAATACCTATGCTTGTTACAAGCCATTAAAGCTAAACCAGAACTAATAGAAGCATCATGTCGTGTTCTATTATTAATATTAAATTTAGCCCAGTCTTCTAGCGTTTTTTGAAAATACATATCACCATAGCCAGTTTCTTTTAAACCTACAAATGTTTCTATATATGTTTCTATTGCTGAAGCGTGAGCTTGTTTTATGTCTTCACTTGAGTTTGGTATACCACCTAACTCTCTTTCTGTTATCGATAGTTTATTATATTTTCTATCAGGTCTGTTCATTGAAAATCCTCTATAACCTCGTTTTTTTAAATAATATAAAAGTCTTGGTTTATTGTTTTCAATTAATATAGGCATGCCATAAAATACACAAGCCATAAGTACATCTTCAAAAAATATTTCAGCAGTTTGCGGTCTTGCTATATACTCTAAGAAAAAATGGTTTGGTGGCGCATCTTCCATAGAAAACTTTGTTAAACCATGCAAAGATCCTTTTGAACCTCTTTTGTCAACAGTTCCTGATATATCATAAGGATCACATCCAAAAGCACCCATATGTTCATTACCAGGATAATATGTATTATTTTTTTTATACCTCCTATTTTGTATATGTAAAGGCGGAACCCAACTCACTTTAAATCTACCAGTTTTATTGGGTACAAAAACAACGTTAGTGTCTTGTTCTGCATTTTGCCACTGAAAACTTCCTTGCGTTACATTTATAGAATTACGCATATCTTCGTTAAAATCTATTTGCTCGTAAATTTTAGTAAGATTAAATAAAGATTCTTTTGATTCATCTCTAAACGCGTGCTTTTCAGTACGTGGAAATTGTCTATAAAATTCATTTAAAGCATCTTGATCTTGCTTTAATCCAGCGACTTCGTTATCCCAATATTCTATTACACCTAAATCTATAATTTCACCTTGTGGTCCTTCAACAGGTTTGTCTGGTGTTTGGAAGACAGGTAAGCCATAAGAATCAATGTATCCTTCGTAATTCCATTCCATAGGTATAAACAAGCTATATAATCCAGAGCGAGTTTGTCCATTCGCGTTTCGTTGTGTAACATCTGAGTCATTATATAGTTTTTTAAAGTTATCACCACCTTTGTCTAATGAGTTGCTAGTTGAACCCATCATACATTTACCTATAATTCTACTACCTAATCGTAAGCAGGTTTTCGTGACCCTCCAGTTGTTGAGGATGTTCGTCGGACGTTCCCACTTGCCGCTCTCATCGTGGACGAGGAGTTTGAGCTTTTCACCGTCGTACGAGTTGTCGCCTGTATTCTTCCAGTCGATCGTGGTGTCGAGCCCATCGATCTCTTGTAATTGTTGGTTTGTCTCAAGCTTCTTACGCGTGTACTTCGTTGCGGGTACCCTGTACGCAAGTTCTGTCTTTGGACGGTCCATTCCGTCCTGAATTGGTTTGAAAAAGAAGGGGTAATTAACGGATATCGGTACCACCTTGTCTGTAAACATCTTCTTTGCGTCAGGACCAGACTTTGATAATATCCCAAATCTAGAGTCGCTTGATATGGTTGCCATATTAACACATTCTCCCGAGGCCATAAATGAAAACCCAGAACGCCTGTTCTTAAGGTAGCACATACCATAGGATCGGTGATCGGCCTTACAAGCTTCCCAGAATATGTAAAATAATCTGTTTGATTCACGAAAGTCTGGTTGGCCGACGTCGATTTTACTCCACTGCAAGTACATATAATGAGTACCAGTAATGTAAGTAGCCACATTCTTATTATAGAACCAAAAGCCTTCTTCCCTTCGGACGAACTCACTATCGATGTAATCATACCATTTTTCTTTGAAGTCTAAAGGATATTGTTCCCAATCAAAAACAGACTTTATTTTTTTTAATACTTTTGGATACTCAGTGTGCTCCCAAGTATTTGTTTCAAATTTATGTATTTTATTTTCTGCAGGTAAAGCTATTTTTAAGTTTTGTATTTCATATATTTCACCTATTTTACCTGTCTTACTTATAACAACAATATCATACTCTTTATTGTATCCGTATTCCCATTTACTATACCTATTCATTCGTTTGAGAACTTTAGGTTTAATATGGTCTTTTAAAACTTTATATAAACTTTGTTCGTACATTACCTAGATCTACCTTCTGCAAAACCTTTAAAAGTTCTTTCTTCTTTAACTTCTTTTGGTTTTTCGTTTAATAAGTTTTCTTCTTCTTCGATACGACTAAGTATTTCAAAGGCATCAAATATAGCAAGCTTTTTTGTAGCTGCGGCATTTTTAAGTCTATCAGCTGATATGTCATCATCTGAATCAACAATAGCTTCTTTAGCTACTTTGATCAACTCTTCTACTGCTTTCTGCCCAGCTTGGATTATATTCTTCTTCGTCTCCTTGGTATTCATACTTAATTACAATATCATTTGATTTCATACAATAAAGTCGTTTATTATCGACTAAAAACTCCCACTCACTGTTAGGAGTAAATCCTACAAGATCACCTGGGTTGATATTAAGCTCTTCTAAGGACTTATTACCATATTTTAATATACCAATAAGGTTTGCTTCTTTATCAAGCGTTAGATCTTGTTTGCTTTTTATAGGTGTTACAAAGCATCTATTATTTATAGTCTTCCAATTGTTTTTATTTTTATATAAATAAATTTGATCAACTGCGCAGAAATAATAATTATCTTTAAAATAAGATCTGCTTTTTTTCTTTTCACCTCTCATATCATAAAATGTTCTAAATACATTTTGATGTATGATTATTAAAGCACCTTTCTTAATAGGCGTAGAAAAAGCTGCTGGTGTTTCAATAACCTTAGCAACTCTATTAACAAATTTCCAGTTTTCTATTTTAGTATTTACAACTAATTTTTTATCACCTATATTAACAGTATTGCTGTATTTATCGCCAACTGGTTCAACGATAAAATCATATAGACTCTTCATTAATACTCTAAATCATACTCAACAGATACAGCCATGTTAGA